GTATCATTTGCATTTCTTTTATTTCTTCAACATACTCTAATTGAATTTGTTCTTGAGCCATTAAACTAATGTGTTCTAGTATATTTTTTTGTAAAGACATCATTGCCATAGGATTGTTTTGTACCATAGAAATAGACATAAAACTTAAATGTGCATCAATGTGTGCTTTATGATCTTGACCGGGATATGCTTGAAAAGGTTTACCACTAATTGCTGCAATATGTTCTAAACTTGGGTCCATAGGTTGTGGTGGTTGTGGTGGTGGTAAAATTGCATTTACATTTTTGACTCCAATTGCATCATACATAGATCTATAAGCTTGATACAAATTATGAAGTTTAGGATTAGATTGAGCTAACTGTAATTGAGTTTGCGCCATTGAAATTCTTTGAGTTTGAGAAAAAATGTTAGGGTCAGCTACGGGTAATATATCTACATTGTCATCAAAGTCTGTAACCTTAACATTTCTTGAAGCCCCTGGAACATCATAAGGATATTCTGGTGGTAAGTAACTTTTAAATACTTCTGCTAATAATTTAAATTCATTTTTAAGACCTACGTATAATCTTTTATGAATAGCTGACATAACCCGCGATCCACGTTCCAATAACGCTACAGTCGTACCCACGGCAGCTTGTGAGTTCATATCACCCACTTGTGCATCAGCGATGCTCGCGAATCGTTGAGCAGAACTAACACAAATACCCATTAAAGATAATAGAGTTTGATCTGGTCCTTTAAATGGTAATTGCATAAATTGATCTTTAATATTTCCACCCGGAACGTCGACGTCTCTAAATTCTCCAGGTTGTAAAGGTTGTGCATCATCTCTCATTCTAACACCTCTAGTTTTAAAACCAGCAGGTAAATTAGCTAAAGTTCCTGCATCTAATAATTGTCTTAATGCAACAGTTGCAGTACGTGATAGTCCACCAATCATGTGAATTAAACCTAAACCATAAAAACCTAAACCGGGTAAAAATTTAAAATGTACAAAATAATCTTTTTTCTTTTTTAAAGGATCTTGTTCACCGTAGTTTCTTCTTATAGATAAAACTTTTGAATTAGCTTCATCTATTGTAATTATATAAGGTAGTTTAATTCCAGTGGGCTCATCATCTTCAGGATTAACATCTTCATATCCTTCCAAATCTATATCAACATGCATTTCTAAAATAGTATACATATCTGCAGAACCATTCATTTGAATACCTTCTAATTCTCTTTCTTTTTCTTTTAAGGCATCTTCCTGTACAGGCGGTTCTCCCAAATCAATGTCTCTATAGAAACCATTGATTTGTTGTTTTCGTAAATCATTTTCTGACATACGAATAACATGGATTACAGCTTCCGCATCTTCTAATGAGGTAGCAGAGTACGGCACGACTAAATCTTCAGCCGGGATAAATTTAGATACAGCTCTACCTAAAAGATCGTCATAATAAATTTTTTTAAAAGTAGAACCCGATAGAGGTAAATAAAATAACATTTGATCAAACTCAGGTTCATACTCTTTCATTTGATCCATAATTTGATAGTTCATAAAATCTTTAACACGTTTTGATTGATCTTCCTTGGCCATACTTGCATCACCCATAATTTGAGTTCTAACAGGACCATCTGCCGGTAATAATTCTTTATAAGCTTGTGCTTGGAATTGTGTAACTGCTTCTGCAAGTACTGGGTGAGTAACCGAGCTTGCTCCCCTAAAAGGTTCAGTTCTAGTTATGTATTTAAATCCTAAAAGATTTAAACCTTCTCTATAACTTTCAGCCCACTCTTGTCTTGATTCTTTATAATTTGTATATTTTTCCATTAACTCTGAAGCAAGTGTATCTAAAACATTATCTTCTAAAAAATCTGCTAAGTTAGAGTTGTGATCTTCTCCTCCTTCTAGAGGAGCGTCGGATGGATCAAAATTAATAGTTGCACCACCATCCTCATCTAATTGTACTTCTGTTTCTTTTGAAGTATCTGTAACTGCTTCTGTAGCATCTACTATTTCTTCTTCTGGGATTTCAACTTCAGTCGCAGTATTGGGTAATGATTTATCTATTTCAGCCATATGCTAGTTTACACCTTCTCTGTTATTGTTTCAACACCTTCTTCAACTAAGGTACTATCAGGTGTTTTATCTACTGTCAAACTCTCTAAAACTTCATTCATAATAGTTGGGTCATAAGTAGTTTCATATTCTGTTTCTGCTGCAAATTCTAATATATCTTGTTGTGTAGCAATTGGATCATCAGGTGTTGGTTCTGAATTTATATTAGGTACTACTACTAATCTTCCGATAACTGGATTAAATTTTATTTCTTTCATTTGTTATATTAATCTATTTTCAACTTGTCTTAATACTTCTTTGTCAAATCCAGATAAATCAACACCTGCATTTGTTAAGAAATTTTTAGCTACACCATCACCATTGTAATCAGCGAACTCAATATCTTTAATAAAGATTCTTCTACCACTTGTATCTAGAGAATAAACTACTGGTATCTTATTGATCTTAACGGACAGCGGGCTGTCTTTAACCATAATAAATTTACCATCTTCTTTAACATAGTGACTACCTGCAACGGTAACACCTTTGTAGTCATGAATTTCATCAGCTGCTTTAAATTGGAATACACCTGTAACTTCTCCGCCTTTAGTAGCATCACCCAATTGAATATTTTTAATTTGTTTAGTTGAACCGTCAGCCATTTGAATAAGAGTTCTTGGATCGAAACAGAAATTACCTCCATCGTAACCTGAAGAATTATCAGAATTAAATCCGCCTCCACCGCCTCCACCGCCTCCACCGTTTCCACCATTGTTGCCTTGGTTTTGAGCATCTTTAATTTTTTGAGCTGCTTCAGCATCTTTAATTTTTTGTTGCATTGCTGCTTCTGCTTTAACTTTTTTATCGTTAATTTTTTGTGCCGCATCCGCTTTATCTTTTTGAGCTTGTGCAGCTTCAATTTTTTTAAACTCTGCTAACTGTGCAGCTTTTTTATCTTTAATTTTTTGTGCCGCATCCGCTTTATCTTTTTGAGCTTGTGCAGCTTCAATTTTTTTAAACTCTGCTAACTGTGCAGCTTTTTTATCTTTAATTTTTTGTGCTGCTTCAGCGTCTTTTTGTTTTTGTGCTGCTTCAGCGTCTGCTTTAGCTTGTGCGTCTGCTTTAGCTTGTGCTGCTGCAGCTTTCTTTTCTTTTCTAGCTGCTGATTGTTTTCTTAAAGTATTAAGAGCAAAGCTACCTACAACCCCGGGTATACCCAGTACACCTGCAATTTTATTTCCTGCAAGTCCTGTTACTATACTTTCTGGATTTAACGCCTCTTTAAAATCATATCCTTTAAGACTATCAACTAAACCCGCTAAACCAGTTAAGTCTTCTTTTTCAAAAGAAGGAGTGTACTTACCATCAAAAGGGTCTTCTACACCTTCTGGATTTTGAGCCATTGAAATACTTGGAGGTGCATTTAATGTTGTTGGACCAAATTCAGCAAAATTACCACTAATAATATCTTCTATTCCTGGAACACCTATATTTTCCATAGTAATTGAATTATCTACAGTGCCTGCTTTTGGACCAGCAATATCTGCCATGTTTGGTCTATCTAATGCTGAAGCAACTTCTTGAATTGTGGAAGGAGATATTTCACCTCTTTTTCTATCTGGTATTTCTCCAACTAATCCCATTTCTTCTGATACAACTCTAGAATCATTAGTTGGATTACCTAAATTATTTATATTAAAACCTAATTCTTCTCCTGAAACTTCTGCTATGTTTGGTTTATCATCAAAGGAAGTTATATCACTAAGTAAGTCTCCTGTGTTTCCTTCAATTATATCTTCTATTTTAATAGATCCAGTATTTCCATCGTTACCGCCTCCATTACCTCCATCATTTGGTGGTGTAGAATTAGGTGGTGTAACATCTGGAGTTCCAGAAGATGGATTTAAATATCCTTGGGATAATAAAGTTTCTTGAATTTCTTTATCATTGTAACCGTACGCATTTAGAGAATCATAAATATTTAAGGCTACACCTTCTAATGGCGGACCGCCCATAAACAATCCTACTCTACCACCATTTAAAAAATTTTGTTTAGGTTGCATCATGGATCCAATTCCACCACCATTCATATAACCCATAGATTCTATTAAATCTGTTTCTATTTCCTCTGCAGCTTCTTCATCTGCTTCTTTTTGTTTTTTTAATTCTTTTTCTGCCATGTATCTTCTAAGCATTGTAATAGGGCTTAGAGTAAAGCCATCTGAATTGTCAAGAAGGTCTTCCGTTAATGGAGTATCTCTTTCAAAAATATCTTCGACAGTAGTGTAAGTTATGTTGTCTTCGTCCATTAATAATAAGTCCTGTTATGTGGTATTGAAGGTTCGTCTTGTTCATCTTCAGGGTGACCTATAAAACCACCTTGTCGAAACCGCATTACCGCTTGTGTTGTACTATCCACCAAATCATCATGATCGCCATAAGGAAATGATGCACATTCTTCAATTACTTCTTCTGCGAACTTTTCGTCCGGCGCCC